GAATAACGGCTAAAAACATCTCACAGAGCTGGACGTACACGCTTACGGGCGCGTTGAAGAGTGAAAGTAACGGTAGCAACACGGTAAGTTACGTATATGACGAACTTGGGCGGCTGACGCAGACGAGCGAGAGCGGCAGCGTGTTGAAGAACTACACATACAACCTTGGCGGAGCGCGAACGGGATTTGTGACGAGCGTAGGCGGTGTGAGTATGTTCAACACTACGTACGAGTATGACGTGTTAGGACGGTTACAGCAGGTGAATGAAGGCGGAGTAACGCAGGCGAGTTACACGTACGATGTGAACGGCAACCGTTCGAGCCTGACGTACGCAAACGGTAGCGTAACAACGTACACATACAACCAGGGAAACATGATCACGGGGTTAACGAACAAGGTTGGTAACACGGTACAGTCATCGTACAGTTACGTGTACAACCTTGACGGTAATCAGCGTACGAAGACGGACAACATAGGTCGTGTGACTAACTACAGTTATGACGGACTGGGTCGATTGACGGTAGAGGCGGAGAGCGGCTTCGTTGGCGCGAAAACGTATAGTTACACCTACGACAGTCGTAGCAACAGAGCGACGATGAATGTGAGCGGAGCAGAGACATATGCGGTGACCTACGCCTACGACGCGAACAACCGGCTGCTGAAGACGACGAAGGCGGCGGGCGTGAACGTGACGGTAACGCAATACGGCTACGACGGAAACGGTAACACGATCAGCGTAGCGGAGGAGACCTACGGGCCATCGACAGGGTTAGCGATGACTGTGGAGATAGGCGACGACGGCTGGACGCTGTACGAGTACAACGGGCTGAACCAGCAGGTGGGTGTTACATTGCCAATTCTTTCACCGAATCTTCAATCACAAACCCGCTTTTACCCTCTTTGAATTTATCAAGCTCCGCTTCCGTCACCATTACGCCGCCGAAATAATAAACTCCGTCGGGATTCTTGAACATTACGAGAATCGCGCTCTTTTTACAACGCACCTTTTCCAATGCGCTTAATCTGTGACTTACGCTCCGCGACATTTCAACGCCTCCGCTAACTGCGGTAACATTCCATGTTCCCCGTTGTCCTTGCCTAACCATTGAATATGTACCACTTTTCCGTGAAACGCCGCTAACGCCACATCGGGAACGGATAACCGCCGCTTTTCGCCGTCCTCAAACGTAACTACTGCGTGTAAATCATTCGCCACAGCCGCTTCAAGAGCTTCTACTCGCTTTACAATTGCTTTCATAACGGCAATTTGCCGATTCACCCTTTCAAATATTATCAATAATCAATACGTCTACCATATTATCAACGCGATATTTATCTAATTGCGCCTGCGTATATATTTTACCGTCCAACTTGTATGTACCGTCAGGATTTTGGTCAACGACGAGAACGGCTGTATTGTTTTTATTACCGTACTTTTTTTCAATAAGTTTCAACTTGCGTTTGATTTCATTCATAACAACACCCCCTTTTTACTTCAATTACAATCATTTATCGGCATTCTGTAAAGCTTCAAGAGCTTCTATACAACGTAATATTTCCGTCTGTTCCGTCAACCTTATACAGTAGTCAAACACACTTCTGGCGGCGTTTATGCGCACCTGTGAAGCGTTTTCAGGGTCGTTCATAATATCTACAATGGTTTTGGTCGCGTCTTGAAGTTTCACTTGCAGAAATGTTACGGTGTTTTGTAACATCTGTGTTTTTGCTTCGTTGTAACGATTCTTAAATTCGGCGTTGCGGAGTTTCGAATAAATTGTAGTTTCCGGTATACCGGTCGTTTCGCTTGCTTCGCGGACAGTCGGATATACAAGCAGGGCGTTCAATATAATATCATCTTTGTTATTATTTGCCATCTTTTACCTCCATTTATTGTAATTCGTCCGACCAATCTACTTTTATTCCTTTTAGCGCTTCTATCAACCCGTCGTCTTCATCGGCGATCTTTAGATTAATATCCTGCTTATCGCGCCAGCCGAAATTACAGCGCAACGTAAATTCCGCCCCTCTTACTCCGTCTTTGTCGTACAACCGGCTTTCAGCGTACGCTTCTATCTTCGACTTCGCGCGCGTAATCGTGTCCGCGAATTCGGGCTTTTTCTGGTACTCCAACAGCGTGTTACGGCTGTTGAACCCCACCGCGAGCGCAAGTCCCGTTACTGTGGGCGGTTTCGGCGGCTTTGAATACCGTATGTTACAGTATTTATCCACGAGAGGGGAACCGTCATCATCAAGCAACATAACGCCTTCGCAGTCTTTGAAATACTCATCGATTTTAACCTGCATTTCGTCAACTTCGTTATATTTTTTCGGTCTTGCCATATATATGCTACCACTTTCATTTATGTAATATCCGCGATAAGTTTTTCAAACAACTGTACCGCTTCGGGCGTTGTCTGAACAGCGTCGATATTAATAGTTACTGTCTTGCCTTGTTTTTGGTTTCCGTCGCCGTCCGTCCAAACCGCATTTATGCGGATGCATACAGACTTGTAATTTGCCCTCTTCACGCCAATAGTTGAGGATGTTCTTGCCAGTATCAACGGTTAATCAGGTTTTGTTTCCAACCCCAACAAAGTTGGGGATATACTTTTTCATTTTTGTTACCCCTTTTTTATCTTGTTACCTTATAGATACTTGTAATTTTTTTAATAGAGGGAACAGATTTATCCTTATGCCATATAGCTTTGTCGGATTTTGTTACCCTGTTACCCTATTTTCGTGATATATATAACCTATATGTATAGGGGAATTTTTACATACGTACCATATATATTAAATTAGGGGTAACAAGGGTAACGAATAAATAATATCTATATACTATATAGTTAAAACTGTTCCCTATGATGTTACTTTTTGTTACCCTTGTTACCCGTCAACCAGTATTAATTTTTATTTCCACAACTTTATTTTGAACCCCGTTAATTCTTGTATTTTTGGTATTTTTACCATCGTTGCCTTTTATTATCAAATCGCGTTCAGCTAAACCCCGTAATATCGCTTTATAATTAAACCCTGCTTCTGTTAATAATTCATTTAATTTTGTGCCGATAAATTCAACTACTGTTTCACCTTTTGTTATTTGCCCCCATATTTTGTTTAGATCATCACCATTAAATTTCGTTTTATTTTCGGCAATCCACCCACAAATAAAATCATATGCGCGTGTTGTCAAATCGCTCTCCTCTGTGGTTATAACCGTCGCGGACAATTCACGGCAAAAATCCAATGTGTCATTATGCGCGTCAATTTCACTCATTTTGAACAACATTAGATTTACAAGCTCGTCCGCCGTGAGGATTACCGCCATCGACATTGTGTGTTTACCGCTGACATTTTTATTTTCCTGACTTATCACCGATTCCCACTTTACATACATTTTCTTTACGTTATATTCATGCAGGTGCTCAATGAAATATTTTCCGACATGACCGTAATTTTCATTGCTTACATCATAAACCTTTTTAGGATCATTAAATACCCTGTCCCTGACGTAAATATCAATAATGCGGTTGATTTCGCCCGTGTTACTGTTTTCGCGCGTCAGCGGTTGCTCGCCGCTCGTAATGTTACAGAGCCGCCAATTTAAAAGGGGTTCAACGCCGCCGTTCGTAGTCCCTCTGATTTTGCCTTGCCCCTGCGTCAGCATATATATCACTTCCGCCAGATTGATATTTTTTATAGTCTGCAGTTCGTCCAAAATAAGAGGGAAATTGTGATAGAAATACGCCGTTCGTTCGAATCCAACTTTTGTACCGCTGAGGTTCATCATATATGTTTCGGGGTTTCCCCATACGCTTGCGGCGAATCGTAACGCTACTGTTTTTCCGGTTCCTGAATTACCGCTGATATGCGTAAAGAACGATAGTTTATCAAGTATGTGTAATAACGGGCTTGCGAACGATGAAGCGGTAACGGCGCGCGCCGCGAGGCTGTCATTACGTACTTCATGGTATAAGCTCACCCACTCGTCAAGCTCGCCCTTCGAATTTATCGCTTTGTAAATATCGCTATATGTCATATCGCCCGTATATATCAAATCTGTGTCATACGGTACAAAACGCTTGCCTACAAATCCCAAATGCGATACGCTTTGTTGTGTTGGTATATCGTTAAGTGTCTGTAATTCCAGTAAATACCGGACGATACCGATTGCGTTCTCGCTCGTAACCATCAAGCCATGATTGGCAAGAATAACGATTTTGTTTTTATTTGCTGTTATTTCATTATTAATTGTAATATATTTCCAGTCTGTTTTATTATAAAAAGCAAGTTCCAGTTTTACAAATCCGCTCTCAATATCTTCAAAACGTTCGGTAATTAATAATGCCTGTGGAATTATGCATTTTTCGCCTAAATGAACGCCGTCCTCATTAACGGTATAGCTACCGTAATTGTATTCGCTTGATTTAGATTCATCGCCCGTAAAATCAACCTCGTCAAGCCGATTTAATTTTTCCTGCGTTGTCAAGCTCATTCACCGCCTTTGCGTGAGTTTTGTAAAATTCTGTTTTGTCTGTAAAACTTCCCTCTATAAATACCGATTGATAAACATAATTCCAATAAGCGGTATTATTCAATGCTTCCGCAAATAGAGGGTGAAGTAACTCGTCCGAAGGTTTCGGCGCATATTCCCTCTTCCATTCGTCCAACTGTTTCAGATACCCCGCAACCGTATTACAAGCCCATTGTTCCCACATTTTCCAAGCCAATAACTTTGCTTTTTCGGATTCCAGTTCTTTATTATAGTGGTAAAAATTAATTTTTTTATCGAATAAATTTAGCCCATACAAATTATCAAGAATCTTCGCCGCTTCAAGGGGTTTAACGCCTTTCAATTGACATATCATTTCAATAACATCGCCGGAAGCGTTACAACTAAAGCATTTATACCGATTATTTTTAAACGACAAAGAGGGATTCCGTTCACTATGTACGAAACATAGCGCCTTGTTGTGCCTGTCTACTTGCAAGCCAAACCGCTCGGCAGCGTCGATTATATCAACGCGGTTTTTGATTTCCTCAAATATGTTTTGTGTATAATTCATAGGCGACACACTTTCAAACCCGCATGTTTGCGGTTCGCGATTTTGTTATTGTGTTTATTTATTTTTTGTGATATACTGTTAGTGTCAAAACTGTGTCTACAATATTTTTGACAAAGGCGATTTCTTAATGTACAGTCCTTAATTGTTCCAGCAATTGAGGGCTGTGTTTTTTTATTTGAACATTTCATATATTCACCTGCCCAGATACCATATTTTCAAATGCCTTTTTCGCTGTCCTCAATGTTTTACTGATACTTCTCGCTCTTGCTTGCTCCTGCTTGATATATGTACTAAGTTCGTACTGATCGCCCGGAAAAAAGTAGCCCGTGATTCCGCTGACTATAACAACGCCGCTTCTACGAAGTTGCTCAATGTGTTTGCGTAGTTTTCGATTCTCTAAGCCTGTTAGATTAATAAGTTCCGCAAGTGAAATCCCGTTTGCCGCACCAGTACGGATATGACATAATATTTTATTTTTCATTTTGCCATCCTCTCTACACCAATATTTCCCAATTGCTGGCATAACAGATCGTAATTAATATACGCTTTCGTTCCGATGAATAGCGCGGGTAATTTATTTTGCTTCAACATCACCCGCAAAGCGTTTTCAGGTAACAACCCTGTTTTCGCTATTTGCCGGATCGTCATCATCTGGAGCATTTTAATCACCTGCCTTATTTTGTTTTACTTCGGATTGGAGTTTTTGTAGGGCTCTTTTTCGCCAATAATTATCGTTGTGCTTTTTTACTTTATCGGCGTTTTTGGTACGCCAATTTTTAGAATATGCTCTTTTTTCCGCGCGGATAAGTTCGTCAAGACTTTGTTTGTTCATAAAAATTTCTCCTTTTGTAATAATTTTGTTTACATTAACTTAATGGATTTCGCTTTCATTTTTTGTTACACTATATTTATAAAGTTCGCTTTCTGTTGCTAAATCTATTATAAACGATTTATTCAAAAAATGCAACAGTTTTCTGACAAATTTACAATTTAGCAACATATATTAATTGAGGAGAATTTTTATGAAATTATTAGGAAGCACAATTAAACAATTACGAATTGAAGCAGACTTAACACAACAAGAATTAGCGGATAAAATGGGCGTGAAAAGACAAGTCATAAATTATTATGAAAATAACAATCGAAAGCCTAAGACAACCGATATTATAAAATTGGCTGAAATATTTGATATATCGATTGATTATTTATTAAATTTTTCTACCGTAAAAACAAATGATCCCGAGATTCAAGCAATGTGCAAATATACCGGATTAAGTGAAGAAGCATTGCAAGTATTAAATTACTATAATGATTTAAGTGATAATAAAAATAATGCTAAACTAATAGATACAATTAATTTTTTAATTGAACAAGAAACACCGTACCCTTCCGGCTCTGTTTATGTGGATGGTGAGAGCGATGAAGATATAGAAATATATGAAACTGGGTTTTTTAAAGTTGATAAGCAGGTTTGGCAAGAATGGAAAGCTAATAACTATATATCTATAATAGGCAAAATTAGAGATTTTTTTATAGTTGAAATTGATGAAGATGAAAAATATGAAATAATGGAAAAAGGAATTTCAAAAAAGTCTACTTCAAGAATAATGGATTTCACTAAAATAACTGAAATATCGGGCGAAAAAATGATAAATTATATTTATATGCCTGAAATACAGGAGCAGTTAAAAAAAGGAAAAACAAAATTTAATCAAATTGAAGAGGACTGAAAGCAATGGCAAGCATTAAAAAAATAGAGGGCATTAACGGCACGACATACAAAGTAACCGTATTTGCCGGACGCGACGAGAACGGCAAGCAAAAGCGGCAATATCGCACATACGCCCCCTCTGACGGTATGACGCAGCGACAGATTGAAAAGGAACTCAATAAATTCGTTGTGGATTTTGAAAAAGAAGTGGAACAGGGTTTTACTCCTGACAACAAGCAAATGTTTTCAAAGTATGCGGATTATGTGCTTGAATTGAAAAAGGTTCGGAATAATACGAAACACCGCACAATCTCACGTTATTCGGAACTATTGGAAAGAATCAATCCCGTCATCGGTTATTTGAAACTTTCCGAAATACGCCCGCAGCACTTGAATAATTTTTATACATCCTTGAGTAAAAACGGGCAAAATAAAAGAACTCAAGGAAAGTTGTCAAACAAAACGATCCTTGAGCACCACAGATTAATATCAACCGTTTTAGAACAGGCGTTTAAAGAGGGGTATATAACGACAAATCCGGCGAAGCGTGCAATGCCGCCAGCTCCAGACAAGCAGGAAGCAAAGAGTTTTGATATCTCGGATATTGAAAACATTAAAACCGCACTTGAAACCGATATAATAGCCGAATCTGATAAATATAAAGAGTTACAAGAAAAATATCCCGATAGGAATTATATCAATCCGCGCAACACCTTCAAGTGGAAAGTGGCGATATATTTATTAATGACAACCGGCTGTAGGCGTGGTGACGCTTATGTCAAGCACAAACTAAAATTTTTTTCAAATATTTTTTCAACGCTAAAAAAAGCGCAGTCCCCATCGGTTATGACGGGTTCTGCGCTTCTTATATAATGAGGGTTTAGACTGCTTCTGCGAAATTCTCGAACTTCCAATGAATCTCTATGTGATTGCCCGGAAAGACGAGTATCATTTCAATCAGCGCATCCACAATGTCTTTCGGTTGAGCCGTTTCGCTCAGAGCGTTTTTCGCGAGAGCAGCGGTTTTTTTGTCCGCATCCCGCTTTCGAGCCATTTGTTGTGATACGGCGAGTTGCTGTGTCAGCGTATCAATCCGCTTTGTGTAATCAGCTTTTATTGATTGAAACGTATCGCGGTCGATTTCACGGCTTACGAAACGCTCATAACACTCCTGTCGTTCTATGGAAAGCTGATTGATTTGCCTTTCAACGTCTGTGTTGTTTAGCGACAAGACAGAGCCGTCAAGCAGTTTGTCGCCTACGGTTGTTTTACGGAAACTCGATAAATCATCAGAGTTCAGAACAACCTCCGCTTGCTTTTTGATAATCGTTATTACCGCATCATCCACATCGGCAGTCGGCAATTTCATTTTATGGCAAGCTGCCATCGGGTCGGCATGGGTCGCCATACAGCGATACATAGGTTGCGTGGTCGTGTTGCCGAAAATCATGGAACGTCCGCAAGTGCCGCATATAATTTTACCTTTGAGAAGATAATTGTGCGGTTGCATTTTACGTTTGCCCTGCGATTCCAACGCTTGCACTTGCTCGAAAACCTCTTTTGATACGATGGCGGGGTGTTTATCGGGAATGATAATCCATTCGCTCGGCGGCGTGTGATACTTATTTCCGCTTTCGTCTTGGTATGTTCTTCCCGCGATATAAGTTCCCGTGTACTGCTCGTTTTTAAGGATTTCCCGAATACGCAAAGTCGGCCAACGGTATGTCGGTTGAATGTTCAGCCTTCTGACGACTTTGAAATGCTCCCCCGGAGCTATATGCCGCGCCCTTTGGAGTTCTTCGGCGATGTCGCGAGCCGTAAGACCTTGTAAGGCTAAATTGAAAATCATCTTAACGGCTTCGGCGGCAGGAATGTCGATTTCAAATTCCTTACGTTCGTTTATGCGGTAGCCGAATAATGCGGCGGCAGGCTTCCTCTCGCCGCTTTCAATTCTATCGTAGAGTTTCTTGGCGTGGGTACTGCGTTCCCTGTTGTTTGAAAAGGCTTCTTTCGGAGCTTTAAGGATTACTTGAACCCTCTCGAACTCCTCTTTGCTTACGATTGGCGGGTGACTGCCGGGAATGATAATCCATTCTGACCTGTCCTTTTCAATCGTAGCCGTTCTGCCGATTTGGGTGCTTTCCCGCTTTCCGGCGACATAAGTTCCCGTGTATTGTTCGTTGGTGAGGAATCGGAAAATCTGCCTTGTAGTCCAGTTAAATTCAGGCGTAATGTCCTTGCCTTTGTTTGTATATTCGTATTCCCTCGGCGAAAGGCGGCGGTCGGCAAACAGTTTGTCGCGGATTTGTGTCGTTGTCTTGCCGTCGAGAGCCATGTCAAAAATCTCGCGGACAACCTCTGCGGCGGTTGGGTCGTGTTCCCACTTGCCGCTGTCGTTCTTGCGGTAGCCGTAAATCGCGCCGCCAACGATGTGTTCGCCGTTCTTCATTAAAATTTGCTTCGCGCTCTTAATCTTTTTTGAAAGGTCTTTGCTGTAATATTCGTTCATCATGAACTTAAACGCGACATCTATACCACCCGTGCCGTCTTTGTAATCGCTTGAATCAAAGCGGTCGCCTACGGCAACGAAGCGCACACGGTACAGCGGAAACACCTTTTCAATGTAATAGCCGCTTTCCAGAGCGTTACGAGCGAAGCGTGAAAAATCCTTGACTACAATGCAGTTTATTCTCCCGCACCGCACAAGCTCAATCATTTCTTGAAAAGCGGGGCGTTCGACATTCGTTCCCGTGAATCCATTATCCACGAACTCCAACACCTGTGCGCCCGGTAAGTCCATATCTTCAATATGGCTGTCGAGAAGAAGGTGTTGGTGAGGTATGCTTAGGCTTTCGGAAACTGCGTCGTCTTGGGAGAGCCGGATATATTTTGCTATTACATATTCATTCATTATCCGCTCCCTCCTTTTTGTTGAACACCGCTTCGTCTAAAAAGCTGAACTTTACCTCTATGCGCCCGTTGGGGTGAACGGTAATCCGCTCCACCAGTTTGTTGATAATTTCTGCTGTTAGGTCGGAAACCTGTTCTAACTTTTGAACATTCGCATGGGCTTGGGATAACGCTGCTTCCCGTCCCGCTCGGATATGGATTTCTTCACGCATCCATTTTATCCGCTCCGTAAGGGACGTTATCTTAACCTCGTAAGCCGATTTCATATCCTTGTATTCATCATCGGAAATGTCGCCGCTCACAAGGCTTTCGTACAGCCCTTCAAGGAAACGCTTATTCCTGTCAAACTCTGATTGTAGGGAAGCCAGTTCCTTTGTGAAATTGTCGGCTTCCGATACTACGCTCGATTTCGGTGACAGAATACTGGCTAAATCATGTTCATGTTTGCGTATCAAGTCCAGCATTTCGGCTTTCAATTCGGTTTCGGGCATTTTCATACCCGGACAAGCCTTCGCTGAATACATCAATCGTGTGTTGCATTTATATCCGTACCATTTTTCGCCGCCGCGCTTGCGGTTCATGGTATATCCGCAATGACCGCAACGCACTTTCCCGGCAAAGACGTTCTCTGTCATGGGAACTTTGTAATACGGCGATTTCTTGGGTTCGGGTTTTGCAAGGGTCTTTTGTACCGCATCGAACAATTCGCGGCTGATAATGGCTTCGTGGGTGTTTTCAACGATAATCCATTCGGATTTCGGCACTTTCGTAAGTGCCATGTTGACGGATTTGTGCTTACCTTGAACCATGTCGCCGCAATACATCCTGTTCCGCAGGGTGTCGCTGATTGCTCCGTGACCCCACCACAATTTATTGACCCCGACTTCATTTTCGGTAGCCAAGCCTATTGAATAAAAGTAACGCTTTGGCGGCAAATGACCGCTATCGTTGAGCCAGTTAAGAATTGCCCTGTGAGATTCACCCGCCGCCGCCATTTCAAATATTTGCAAAATGACGGAAGCGGCGTATTCGTCAATGACGAGCTTGTGGCAGTCGCCGTCGCTCTTGAAATATCCGTAAGGGGCTACGCCGCCTGTAAAATTTCCTTTCCGTTGGTTCATTTGAACGATTGCCTTTACTTTGCGGCTCGCTTCCAATGCGTAGGCTTCGTTTATCATGTTTTTCAGACTGAGCATGATGCCGCCGCTTTGTCCGTCCGCGCTGTCGTAATCGTCCGTGACCGCGATGTAACGCACACCGAGCGACGGGAAGTGGCGTTCGATATAATAACCCGCGTCAATAGCGTTTCTTCCGAGCCTTGATAAATCTTTCGTTATGCAGCAGTTGATTTTACCGCTCTCCATATCGGCGATCATACGCAGGAAAGACGGGCGCTCGAAGGATTGGCCGCTATGCCCGTTGTCGATATACACTTCCCGCAGTTCCATATCGTTGTGATCGGCGATAAACGCTTCGATGATCGCCAGTTGGGTTTCTATCGAATCGCCTTTTTTCTTTCTATCCACGGCGGACAGGCGAATATATGCGCCCGCGTAAAACATGGGTTTCTGAACAGCCTGCGTCGGAGCGGTTTCGGTGTGCTTCCTGCTTTTACGAGCCATTGCGCTTATCTCCTCTCTTGGATTGACGGAGGTAAGCCGAATAT